TTGGAGAGCATTTAGATATTTAGGTATTTTACCTATATTAGACAAAGTAACAGCGGTAACAGATTGGGGTAATCAATTTGGTCAGATTGCCTCACCATTTGCATTTAAATTTTTAGACCAAACTAGTTTTACATCAGTACCTGGTGATTTAGATACAACCAATATTGCAGCAGGTGGTACTAGCAATGCATTTAATAATACATCATTTACAGGTGATGTAACAAACTTTGTAAACTTAAGTGGTAGTGTTGATAGTATGTTTGCTGAAAGTGACTTTAATCAAGATATTACTGGATGGGATGTTAGTAATATTACAGATATGACTTCATTATTTGCAACAACTCCATTCAATCAAAATATAAGTGGTTGGACTACAAGTAATGTTACAGAAATGAATGCTATGTTTAGTAGTAATAGTGTATTCAATCAACCAATAGGTAATTGGGATGTTAGTAGTGTTACACTTATGAATGACATGTTCGCAAATGCTAGTGCATTTAATCAAAGTTTGGCAAATTGGGATATAAGTTCAATTACCAATATGGTAAATATGTTAAATAATTGTGGTATGTCATCAGTCAATTATGATGCAACTCTTATAGGTTGGGAAGCACAAGGACCTCCAACAGGATTAACATTAGGTGCTCAAGGTCTAAGATACACATTAGGTGGAGCAGCTGAAGCAGCAAGAACATCTTTGATAACAACTTATGGATGGACAATAAATGGTGACACAGGTGTATAAAAATTATATTTAATAGTATGGCACAAGAAGTTGATATATTTTTTAAAGTTGAAGGTGTAGATGGTTATATCACAGACCTCAATGAATTAAGTGATGCATTAAAAAGTGTTGCTAAAGAACAAGAAGAAGTTAGTGAAGCAGTTGAAGATACAGGTAAAGCAACTAAGAAAGGGGGTGGGTTCTTAACACAATTTGGTAAGAAAGGTAAAGCCGCATTTGGAGCACTCAAAGGTGCAATTGCAGCAACAGGTATAGGATTATTGTTAACTGCATTTGCTCAGTTGGTAGAATGGTTTAAGAAAACTGATACGGGAGCAAAGATATTACAAGGTGCTACAGCTGCAGTAGGTGTTGTATTTGAGAAGATATACAACTTAGTCTTATCATTAGGTGAACCATTATCTGCGTTGTTTAATAACCCCTTAGAATCACTCAAGAGTTTTGGTGAACTAATCGTTAATAACATCATCAATAGGTTTGAAGGTATCTTAGAACTTATACCCGCATTAGCTACGGCAGTAGGGGAACTATTCAAAGGTAACTTTAGTAATGCAGCGACGATTGCAGGTGATGCGGTAGCTAAGGTTGCATTAGGTGTAGAAGATTTCTCTGAGAAAGCAGTGGACGCATTCAACGCAGCAGTTGAAGTAGTATCAGAAGTTGTAGCAGAAGTACAAGTTGCAATTGAAACCACAAACAACCTCATCGATGCTAATAACAGATTTGCAGCTTTACAGAACAGACTACTTGTACAAAATGCAGAACTTACCAAAGAGTTAGAAGAACAAAAGAAGATTAGTGAGGATACCACAAGGGCATACGATGAACGTAGTGAGGCACTTGAGAATGTTATTGCAGCTAACGAACAGTTAGTAGAAAACGCATTGTTAGAAGCTAAGGAAACTGAAAACCTATTACAAGCAAAACTTGCGTTAACTAAGAATGATGAAGACCGTAGAGAGTTAGAAGCAGAACTAGCTCAAGCAACTGCAGATAGAATAGCAAGAGAACAGGAAGCATCTATAGTATCTTTGGAGTCAGCACAGTTAAGACGTGAGTTAGACCAAGAGGAGTTAGACCGTAAGATGAGTATTGAGGGTATGATAGAGGACCTAAGAACGGCAAATATAGAAGATGAAGAACAAGCGGCACTAAGAGCACTTGAATTAGCTGAGGAGGCAGCACTAGCTGAACTTGAACTATTAAGAGCAACTGACGAAGAGAAGTTAGCACTACAAGAAGAATTTGAAAAACAAAAGACTGCAGTTGAAGATGAATTTTCACAAAAGAGAATTGATACAGCAAAAGAAGAATCTGATAAGAAAAAAGAAATTGACAAAGCAGAGTTAGATAGTAAACTCGCTATTTCATCAGCTGCATTCAGTGCAATATCACAAATAGCAGGAGAACAATCAGCGGTAGGTAAAGCAGCTGCAGTAGCGGCAGCAACAATCAATACTTACCAAGCAGCAACCAACGCATTAGCTAACACACCTGCACCACCACCATTCCCACAGATTGCTGCGGGTGTAGCAATAGCTGCAGGTCTTGCACAAGTAAGACAGATATTAGCAGTAGAAACACCAGGTCCTAATCCATCTATAACACTACCATCAGTTGGTGCAGTACCACAATTTACACCGGCTACAACAACAGGAGTAGGAGAAGATATAGAATTAGGTGGATTTGGTCAAGATGCAAGAGAACAACCAATAAGAGCGTATGTAGTAGCAACTGAAGTTTCAGGTGCACAACAAGCAAATCAACAAATAGATAACCTTTCAAGATTATGATAGACGAAAAAATAGATAAGATAGTAGAACTTGATATAGACGACGAAGAGTTGACAGATGACGTATTTGACGGTACGGGTGTTGAGATAGTTAGTCTTGTTGACAAACCAGCAATTCAAGCAGATTTCTTATACTTTAATGACGAAGAGTTTATAACCCCTAACCCTTGTCAAGAAGGTTATGAAGCAATAGGAACAAAAATCAAGAACGGTAGAGAAGTACCTAACTGTGTTCCAATAGAAAACAACGAAGAGTTTGTAATGATTGATGGTGTAATGGCTTATCACACCATAGAACAAGCAGAAAAAGCAGCTGAAGAGATGGGTTGTGAAGGTTATCACGAACATGAATACGAAGGTGAAACATATTATATGCCTTGTGAGACACATGAAGAAAACTTTGAAACATATAATGATTATCCTCAAGGTGCTACTGGTAACGCATGTAGAGCTATAGAATGGGCTGATAAGAACGGATGGGGTAGTTGTGGAACTGACGTTGGTAAGCAAAGGGCACATCAGTTATGTAAAGGTGAAAATATTAGTAGAGAAACCATTTCAAGAATGGCTGCATTTGAAAGACATAGACAAAATAGTGACACACCATATTCTGAAGGATGTGGAAAACTTATGTGGGATTCATGGGGAGGTGATGCCGGTATTAGATGGGCACAAAACAAATTAGAAGAATTAGAGTTAGCTAAGTGTAAAAAAGATAAAGATGGTAAGTGTAAGAAGTCTTACTATACTGAGGAAGAACAGAGAACTATCTTAGACTTTGCTGAAGACGATAACAATGGTGTTTATATAGGAGAGGATGACTTGTATATAGATATGACCTTAAACACGTTTGCAGGTATCGGAGATGTCATTACAGCTATACGTTCATTGGACGTATTAAAGAGATTGTCGATTAAGAAAGAAGAAGCACCTGAAACATATTGGAGATATACAGGACCAGCGGCACAAAGAGATTTTTGTAAAGCAATGTTAAGACTTGCAACAAGAGGTAAAATATTCTCAACCGATGAGGTAAATAAAATGTCATCACTAAACAGAGATTTTGGACCGAGAGGTAATTCATCATATTCTAAATTACAGTGGAAGGGAGGACCTAACTGTGTTCACTATTGGACTAAATTGGAGGTGTTTAAAGGTGATACAGGTAATAAGGTTATCATTGCATCAAACAGAGCAGATAATGCAGCTGAAGAGAAGTCAATGAAGTCTAACAATCAAAGACAACCATCACCTCAAGGGTCTACAAAAAACAATGCATTTATCAAGAAGAGAAACTTCTCATTGAGTATTGATGAAGATAAGAGAATGGTTGTAGGACCCCTTATGATACCCAATAAGATGATATTACGTAGAGATGAGGAAGGTAATCCATTCTACATTTATTTCTCAAAGAAGACCATTAGAAAAATGGCTGAGAAGTTCTTTAGAAACAATAAACATAACAACACAGACATCAATCATGATGAGAACATTACTCAAGACAATACATTGATGGAAAGTTGGATAAGTGAAAGTATAAGCCATGACAAATCGTATAAATATGGTTTTGCTCTCCCCGAAGGAACTTGGTATGTTAGCTATAAAATTAACGATGATGAAACGTGGGAACGTATCAAGCAAGGAGAACTTAAGGGATTTAGCCTTGCTGGTGGATTTATTCAAAAAATGAGACCAGTAGACCCTGACAAAACATTAGACCAAATAAAAGATATTCTTAAAAAAGTTAAACAATGAAAGAACTTCTAACCGATAAAGTTATATTATGTAATGCGGGGGCTATCACAATATCATTTATGGATATAGAGGCAATACTCAAATTAACATTATTATCAGCGTCATTAGTATACACCTTAATTAAGTTATATAAGGAGTATAAAGATATAAATGACGATAAATGAACATTTTATATTTGTTAACAAATAAACACAATAAATAAACAAACATGACTGCACAAGAAGCACTTTACAAAATCAGAGTAATGTTAGGAGTAGAGAATGAAGTAGAGGAAACATCTCTTGAAACTGAAACAGACTCTGATGAGGTTAAACTTGCTGAAGCTACACTTGTTGATGGTACTGTTGTTAAAACCGAAGGTGAATTCGAAGTTGGTAAACAATTATTCGTTGTAACAGAAGAGGGGGATATTCCCGCTCCTGAAGGATTACACGAAACAACTGAAGGAATTATCGTTGGTGTTGACGAAGCAGGTATCATTGTAAGTATAGAAGAACCAGCGGAAGAAGAGGTTGTTGTAGAAGAAAAAGAAAACTTCAACGATGACCTTGTAAATCAGATTGTCGGAGCACTCTCTCCAAAACTTGAAGATTTACAAAATCAAATAAACTCAATCAAGGGAGAGTTCCACGAATTTAGAGATGGACCAGCTACTGAAAGAATTAGAACTAATTTGAACGCTATGAACAAAGCGGAACAAAATATTCACGATGCTAGAATGGCTACCATCTTAGAAATGAGAAAACAATCTATTGGTAAATAAATTAAATTAAAAAATAAATAATCATGGCTACAGGATTTGATGTAACAGCTATTGCGGGTTATATAGACCAGGAATCATTTGGTTTGATTTCAAAGTCTATCTTAGAAACCAACTTAGCTCAATTTATGAACGTCCGTGTTGGACTTCAGGGAAACTCAGTTGACATCCCTTTGCTAGATACTGACTTTAATGTTCAGGACGGTGCAAATTGCGGATGGAACGCGTCAGGTGATACAACTATTTCAGTTGTTCCAATGACATTAAAAAATAATAAGGTTAACGTTGTACAGTGTGTACAGACATTGAGAGATACATTCTTCTCACAACAGTTGGCTGCAGGTGCTTACAACGGTGGTACTTCAATTCCTTTCGAGGAAATGTTGGCTGACCACTTCGTTAAGAAGTTAAATAACTACAATGAGAACTACATCATGAACGGTGATGGTGCTTACAGTGGTTTGACTGACATCTTAACAGTTGCTAACGGTACTGTATCAGGTGCTACTGCTGTTGCATGGACACCAGCTACTGCTGTTGATGCGGCTCAAGTAATGTATGCAGCTTTACCTGACAAGTCTTACACTCAAGACGACTTAGTCTTAATCTTGTCACCTGCTAACTACAGAGCGTTAGTATTAGGTATCACACAAGAAAACTACTATCACATTGAACCAGGTTCAACTAACATCTTCGTACCAGGTACGCAAGTTAGAGTTGTTGCTTCTTCAGGATTGGTAGGAAGTGAATTAAAGTACATGGGTCCACAATCAGCACTCTTCATGGGAACTGATTTGACTTCAGACTTTGAGCAATTCAGATTGTGGTACTCACAAGATAACGATGAAATGAGAGGACTCATGAGATGGAGATTAGGTATTGCTGTTAGCGAACCATCACTCTTCGTTGCTGAGCTCTAATAAACTAAGAACTAAAAATTAAGAGATATGCCTTGTGTATTAAATACTGGAGTAACTTTAGATTGTCGCACTTCATTGGGCGGCGTAAAGTCGGTTTATATCGGCTCAACAACAGGACAGGCAATAACTATCTCTGGTGAAGCGAATGGTGTGATTACAGGTGTTACCGCTCAAGGTGGTACCATCAATATTACATCCGTTGCAGACTTAACTACAAGTGGAATGTTCGAATTCCAACAACCAAGACAATCTGCGTCTCTAAGTGAGACCGGTGCGTTTAGTGAGGAAAACGGAACAGCATTCTATACAAGTGTTCTTAGTTTCGTTGTGAACACCTTAGAGGGAGAGAAGTTAGACACTCTCAACATCTTAGGTCAGAACACAAGACTTGTTGTTATTGTACTTGACCAGAATGATAGATATTGGATATTGGGTAATGCAAGTGGTGCTATTGTAACCGCTAGTACCAGTGAGACAGGAACTGCATTTGGTGACCGTAGTGGTATCACCATTGAAGCGACTGGTTTATCACCACAACCCATGTATGAACTTAACATTAGTTAAGGGATTACTTCTATATAGATTGGAAAAGGGGAACGTAGTTGTTCCCTTTTTTCTTGCCATTTGTTGCATAAACTATATTTATGGGTGTAAAACAAAGCAAATATGATATTTAATCTTGCAGATGACAGCAGAAACATTGTTTTTAGAAAAGGTAGTAGTAGTGTAGACTTCAAACAGGAGGTTTACTTTATGACTTTTAGAAGCAATTATTCAAATATGTATTTAACTAATATTCTGTCAACAACTAATAATTGGTGGGATGGTAATATATTATATATTCAAGGATTTGTTGTTGATGACAATGATAGTTATCTAAGTTTGAGTTGGGATAAAACAGACTTTCCATATGCAAATAATCCAAGTTTTTATGGTAAAACAGATATAACAGGTTATTACACATTGGAACTTAGAGCAAGTAATTTATTCCCTGTTATAAACAAACCTATTTTATCTACATTATGTAAAGTAGTGAACGATTGGAATGACTCAACAATTTACGATGTGAATAAAGGCACTAGAGTACAAGAAGACGGTGCAGAATTTATATACTATAGACAATGAACAATATAAAAGTAATAAATCTATCAGCAATTGATTTACCTATCTTTAGAGAAGTAAGAGGTAAAGATTGGGTAAGTTATGGTGAAGACAACCTATACCCACAAAAATTAATTGAATTATATCAATCAAGTGCAATACACAATACATGTGTTAATTCTCAATTAGATGCAATGATTGGTGAAGGTATTGAAATGATTGGTGACAATTATGTAAACAGAGATGAAGAAACCCTTGAGGATATCTATAGAAAGATTAGTTATGACTTCCTATTGTTTGGAGGTTTTTCTTTGAATGTAATATGGTCAAGAGGTGGAGATAAAATTGCTGAGATATATCACTTACCATTTGATAATATTAGAAGTGGTAAGAAAGATGAAGACGATGAGGTTACACATTATTACTACTCATCAAATTGGGCTAACACAAGAAAGTATAAACCAGTAGAATATCCAAAATATGATAAAACAAATACTAAAGGAGATAACGCATCTCAAGTATATTATTGTTATCAGTACTCACCAGGTGTTGAGCTCTACCCTTTACCTGATTACATTGGTGCGGTTAATGACATTAATCTCGATGGTAGAATAAGTGTTTTCCATAACAGTAACATTTCTAATGGAATGTCACCAGGTCTTATCATTAACTTCCCCAATGGTGAACCAAGTCCTGATGAGATGAGAACTCTACATAGAGATTTGAATGAAGCATTTGCATCAGAACAGAATGCTGGTAAACTATTCCTAACCTTCTCAGACGGTCAAGAATTAGCTCCACAGATATCAACCATAGATAGTGCTAACGATGACTATTACGTGGTCTTAGAAACGAGGATTGCAAGTCGTATACTATCTGCTCACCGTATCAGTTCACCAAGACTTGTAGGACTAACAGTTGAAGGGGCAAGTGGTTTAGGTAACAATGCACAGGAAATGACTGTGGCGTATGTACACTATATGAATACGGTTATAGAACCAAAACAAAAAACTGTTAATAAGAACCTTCAGAAAATATTAAGCGGTATGGGGATGAATGTTAATATTCAAATTATACCATCAACATTAGACTTTGAAACAACAATAGAAGAATGAGTTACGTATTATTCATATCAGAAGCAAGATTAAAGAAATTAACTGCGGTACATGCAAATGTTGAGCCAGATGAACTAACACCATTTGTTGTTCAATCTCAAGACATTTATATTCAAGATATTATGGGCACTACATTTTATCAGGCAATGAAAAATAAAATTACAGGTGATACAGTTAGTGGTTATTATCAAACTCTATTGGATGATTACATTGCACCAACACTTGCAAACTATGCTGTCTATCTTGCATTCCCCTCATTGAACTATAAGATAAAGAATAAGGCTGTAATGAACCCAACAAGTGAAGAGTCAAATGCAACTGATTTAACGTCATTAAAATATGTTAGGGGGTCAATACAAGATACAGCTCAGTTCTACGCTGAGAGGACAAGAGAATACATTAGAGATAATCAAGAACAGTTCCCTGAGTATACAAACCCTGGTACAGATGGTATGATGCCCAATAAGAACAATCCTTACTTTCATGGGGTATATATTCCAAAACCATATGGTTGTGGTGACAATCTACCTGACAACCCTAACCCAATGAATTAATTATGAGATTTGTATTCTAAACCGTATTTCTTGCAAAACTGTTTATTAATATTAACGTTGGTATCGTAACCTATATTCTTAAAAAAGGTTCTTACCATCATATAATCATCTAACGTAATATTATTGAAATCTCTCCATATTAAATGTAGAGGTGATTCTTTGTTGCTTTTTGTCATACCCATACTATTAAATAGAAAAATGGGGGAGGGTATTAGAACTTACTTGCAAAAAAAGTATATTATGAATATAAAAGAAACCCCTCCCCCTAATCAAATACATTCTTAAATATAAGAATATTGAACTATGACTAAATAAAAAAGGGTAACCATCGTTATGATTACCCTTATGGTTGACTTAATGAATAGAAACCTTTAAAGTGAGTTAGTCAACCAGTTGTGCATATTTAAATATGCTTCCTTCTCCATTCCATCTTGATAAGTCTATCATCTTATCTTCAATCATATCCCCTACACGGTCACACATATCAGAATATATTTCATCTTGTCTAACATTTCTACCTCTTGTAGGTTGGGGAGTGGTTATGGTAGTATTACCAATGTTTTGAGTCTTTAATTGCTTGTAGCGCATGTACGCTAATTTTCTTTTGTTATTCATAATATTAATTTGTATTTGTTATACTAATAAATATCACAGAAATTACGAAAAGTCAAATATCTCTATAATTATTTTTAGCTAGAATAAATAACTAGTATTTCTATGTCTAAGTAATTAAGTCCCCCCAGGCCCCCCTATGATGTAATAAGTATTTCCGATGTTTCTAACTTCCTCATAAGTCCCTAGAACGAGGTGTAGAATTTAACTGTTAATAAATATGAACAACTTTTCAAAAAGACTAAATAGTAAAAAATATTTTATTGTTGAGAACTTTTTGAAATTTGGATATATTTATAAAACAAATCAAATACAATGGAATACAACTGTAACAAAGATGGAGAAGTATATAACTCCAACGGATACAAAATGAAACCTTATACCCATTCAGATGGATATAAACAAATTAAAGCTTATGACGAAGGATGTACTGAATCAATATACGTCCATAGAATGGTTTGGCAGACCTTTATGGGGGATATACCCAAAGGGATGGAGATAAACCATATAAACGAAGATAAAGCTGATAATAGGTTAGAAAACTTGGAACTTGTTACACAGAAAGAAAACATAAGAAAAAGAAGTTATAATAAATTATCAATGGAGAAATGCAAATCTATCCAAAAACAATATATTGATAAGTCACACACAACATTTGCAAGTTTAGCAAGAGAATATGAATGTCACCCTACAACAATATCTGATTGTATAAAAGGGAAGACATGGAATTAAATGGTAAATGATTGGGTAAATAAGAATTACGAGAAGATAAAAGGTTGGGTCAAAGGGGCAATCAAATACGAAAACGATAGTGTTAAAGAGGATTTATTTCATGAAGTATTAATGATATTCATCCAACATCCTAAAGCTGAACAACTAATTAGAGATAACTCAGCACAATGGTTTATAGTTAGGATTGCCCTCAACCAATCAAGAAGCACAACCAGTGACCATTATAAATTATATAAGAAACAACAGACAACAGAATATAAAGAGATAAGTCAAATAAAAGAAAAAGAATATGACTTAGAACAAGATGAACAAATAGAGGAGGTATTAAACATATTAGATGAAATGTATCAAGGAACAAACAAAGAAAGATATTATGTGATGTTACTCTTACTATACTTTACGTTAAACAATTATGCAGAGGTAAGTAGAAGATTGAATATACCAAGAACAACTGTAGTAAAGAATATAAAAGATGGGTTAGAATACTTGAGATTAAAATTGTTTACAGTAGATAAAAAAGAATTAAATCTAGATAATAAAACAATAAAAATACTAAGAACAAAAATATTAGAAAACTATGGCAAAAAACTATCATAATAACAAAGACATTACATTGAGGGTAAAACCTGCTGTAACACCACCACCACCAACAGAACTAGAAGTATTAGAGGAATGGGTAAGAAACAATAGAGCATGGTTCTTTAACTATGGAAAGAAAGACAGAAAGGATTTAGAAAAGGTATATAGGTTATATAATATATTATACAATGCAGATAGAAGAATAGGTAAAAACTGTGGGGGGTGTCATCTAACAATAATAAAACAAATATCAAAGAAATATCATGGATAATTTAAATTACGATGGGGGAACACAATATACCCCACAAGACAAAAAAACAATAAGTGAAATATGTAATACTGAAATATTACCAGATGAACAGAAGTA